CTCTTCCATCGGCCACGCGCACTTCGAAGGCACGGACCTTACCGAGCAAGACAGCTCGTGGAACGAGCTTTGGAACACCTTCAAGCTCGAATTCGGCAAGGCGCTCACTCTCTCCATGCTCACTAAGGAATTCACCAAGTTTCTGGACAAAACCAAGCAGTTGCTCGACACTGAATTCAACCGGATGATGAACTGGGACGTCTTGATCCGCGACGTCTTTCGCGCACAATTCGAATGGATGAACCACAGCGGATGTTCTTGGACCCTCATCAAAAACTCGCTCATGTCGTTGGCCATTTTACCCGAAGTCTATCGGTTCCCACGTAGTAAGCGTTTCAAAGTCATTTTTGTCGGGGACGACACCGAGTTCGCCATCGAGGATGCCGCAGACAGTGGCTGGAATGACAAAGCTCTCGCGCTCGCTGAGTGGACCCTCGGTATAAGGATAAAGAAAGAACCACAGCTGGTCCCGACAATTTGCAAGCACTTCATTACAAATAAAGGCGTTTTTCCGGACATACTCAAAATGGCTATGAGTGCTTCCATGCGGCCATACCGGGATGCCGATGACCTTGCCGAATATCAAACCAGCATCAAGCGCGACGCCTTGGATAATTTCCCAAATGAGGAGAGCTTGAAAACCGCAGCAGCAGCGTCAGCGTGCGCCCATCCCGCCCTCGACCTCACCGACATCCGGAAAGCTTTTGGATTCCTTAAGGACTTCTCCACCTGGACTTGGGACAAGTTCGTCAATGAGAGCGACGAGCTGCAGATCGAGAGCAAGCGAGTCATAACACCAAGCGAAATGGCAGCCGAATTGGCACGCCAATGGGACGCCGCACAAGGAACCGAATTCGAGAAAAATCCCTTACTGCTACAACCAAAGACGAAATTTTCCCCGAGCGACCCCTTAACGGACGTCTACAAACGCGCTTTGCAACTCCACCATGGCGGCCATAAAAGTCCATTGGAGCAGACTGATGGTGGAGGACCCCCTAACCAGCAACCCCAGAGCCCAATGCCAACTCCCACCCATGGACAATCACCGACTGCCCGGTACTCAGGTCGAGCCCGAGCTCCAAGCCCTAGCGGCAGGCATCCTCAACACCTGGCTACAATTCAACAACAACTGGAGCTTCAACTTCGTCAACGAGCCTGGGACGAATGGCGGCCACGTCGTGGTCGGAACCATGCGCGTGGGCCAACATGTGGCCTTCAGTGCAACCATGAGGGCCAACCAGATCAAGGTGGCGCAGTCTTGGCTCCGTTGGCAGGCCGTCAACGCCCTGATTTGGATCAACACGGAGATGAAACGCCCGCAGCAGGCGCGCTTGGTGAGCCTGTCTTCGTCTTCAACGGAGTACCCGACACCGGCGACGGACCCCGCCCAGCAGTCTTCGGGGAGCTCAACCGGATCTATGCCCCCGGAATCCCCGCCGCCGATGAGGAAGGAGACCCAGAACTCCTCGAGCGACTCCGAAGACTCCGACACGGAGATGACGATGCCCCAGCTCCAGCAGCTGTCGGCCGGGAAGCCGAAGCTGAAGGACAACGGGCGCAAGAACGCCCTGCTCGAGTCCCCAGACTGCAATTGCCCGCCCATCCTCGGTTTGTTGCACGTCCGCTGCGCCGCCTGCAGAGAGGTGCTCAACCGCTGGTTCGCCATGATCCGCCGGGCGGACGACGAGCGCTTCGTGGAGGTGATCAAATCCCTCCGAGGCATCTTTGGCGTGGACGAGTGGGACAAGCGCGTCTTGTGCCCCGCCACGCAAACCCTCGCGCGATCGTAAACGAGGGACCACCACTTGACCGCCGCTTGCGGCGATGAAATTGCGGCCACAGGTTTCTCCCTAGCTCAGAGTCGCGTCTGAGCCCACC